GGCTAACTGCGGCAACTTGCGCTGATGATAGTTTAACTAATTTGTTATCCTTGCTTGTAAGGTTGGCAATAACTCCAGATAAATCTTCTGTGGTTCCTGTTCCCTTTTCAGGGACGAGTGCTGCTAATTCTTCATTTTCAATCCCTGGCTTTTCTTCAGGTGTGGGTTCTGGTTCTACCGTTGGTTCTGGGCCAGGTGTAGGTTCTGGGGTTGGTTCAGGTGTAGGTTCTATAGTGGGTTCGGGTGTTGGTTCTACAGTAGGCTCTGGGGTAGGTTCTACTGTTGGCTCTGGCTCTGGGTCTGTTGTAGGCTCTGTAGTGGGCTCTGGGTCTGGTGTAACCTCTGGGGTAGGCTCTGGTGTAGGATCTACTGTAGGCTCAGAAGTTGGTTCAGGAGTAGGTTCAATTGTTGGTTCTGGAGTAGGCTCTGGGGTAGGCTGATTAGCTGCAGCATTGGCTGCTGCTTGAGCAATAGCAGCGTTTAGCTCTCTTTGTGCTTGCTCATAATAATAATCCCATGCATCTTCAATAGCATTATTAAGATCAACTATTGATTCATTATATTCATCTTCTGCATCTTCTTTATTTTGTAATGCAGTTGCTGTACTTGTTACAGCAGTATTATATGTATTAGTCTTGGTTGTAAGTGTTTGATTATATGTTGTTAAAGTTGAGTTGGCAGAATTATATACAGATAATTTATCATTATATACATCCTGTGCTGAATTTTTTGCAGCAAGTGCGTTGTTGTAGGCGTTTGTTTGTTCTTGGGTTGCTCCAGATCCATGAGAAAATGTATTAAGATTGCAACTAAAGTCTTGTCCCCATACTCTTGGGTTGCCAGCATAGTCACAACCTGCACCAGTCCATCCTCCAGGGATAGCCCAGCCAAGATGATAGGAACCTACTCCTCCGCCGTTGTACCACCAAATTTCTACATCAAAAACCTTATCACTTGTTACATCATATACTGGAGAGTATGCACTCCAAGTTGCTCCCTGCTCAACCCAGTTATTAATAACTAATGCCCCATCAATATACATTTTAAACCCATCATCTGTGTATCCTGCAAAATAAGTTTGTGTAAACCATGATGGTACAGTTATCTGTCCAGTAAATTTAACAATAAAATTTTCATACCGATTTCCGCACACTGGACGACTCATATAGTTTGAGTTGAATGTGCCACTACATAAAAATTGATCTACGGTTGCTTGCCCATTAGCTCTAATTAGACTATAAACATCATATGCCAGACCAGCAGAACCAGCACTGTCTAATGCTTGCTGAGCGTTTGACAGATTGATGTTTGCTACTCCAAGGGCATCGTAGGCATCATTCTTATTGTCTAAAGCAGTGGCTACCTCTATTGTTTGTTCATCTACTGCTGTTTGGGCTAAGTCTTTTTCTTCAAGTGCCGTGGCTTCTGCGTCAAGAGAATCATCATATAGATCTGAGGTTTGAGACTGGGTTGATTGTGCAGATACTGCAAGGTCATACTTATCTTCTGCCTCTTCAATTAGGGATAAAAATTCATTCTTGTATCCAAGATCATCTACACTATCGTTAAGTTCTTCAATTTGTTGGGCTGCAACCGTTAGTGGATCGTCTGAATTAGCTTCTGTAGGAGCTATTAGAAGCCATCCAAAAGTAAGTAAAATAACGGTAGATATACGCAAAAGTTTATTCAAGTGGTAAGAACTCCTCTTGCCTATTATATCAAATTATTCAGTTAGACATAATAATATAACAAAAAAGGGAGCCAAATTAATGGCTCCCCTAGTTGTTGGACTAATTACTTGATTAAAGTAACCTTAGCCTTTGGATTCTTTACATTCCACTTCTTTGCAAGTGCATTGAAAGCATCCTTAATTGACTTAAGTGCTGCAGCATTATCTGCTGTTAACTTAGCGATGGTTGCATCCTTAGCAAGTACAACTGCATCTGAAGCAGTCTTTGCATCAGCAAGTGCCTTAGCAGAAGCAGCCTTCTCTGCAGCAAGTGCAGTTGCAGAAGCAGCCTTCTCTGCTGCAAGAGCAGCATCTGAAGCAGCCTTAGCAGCAACAGCATCTGAAGCAGCCTTTACGACTGCAGCATCTGAAATTGCCTTAGCAGCAAGTGCTGCATCCTTAGCAGCAGTTTGTGCTGCAAGTTCTGAAACTAGATCACGAACTGTGATTTCTGCAAACGGTGCAAGTGCACGAGCAGGTAGACCAACTACATCAGCAGTTGTTGCATCTCCAGCAGTTGTTGGGCTGAATGTGATTAGTGAGCGTGTTCCAGTTGCTGGAAGTGTTGCGACAAACTTTGCAACTCCAAAATCTGAAAGTGTAGCACCAGTTGTTACTGTTGCTGTATCCATAACTGCTGTTGAAGCAAACACTGTTGCAGTGATTGACTTAGCAGATACCTTGTTACCAAATGTATCTGTTGCAGTTACTGAGATGTCTTGCTTTGTACCAGCAGCACCAGCAGCAGGAGCAGATACTGTAAGAGTATTAATCTTACCAGCAGTTCCCTGTACGTAGTATGTAAGTTGTGTTCCACCGTTAGTGATTACAACTGTACCAATTGCTGTTGTCTTTGTATAGACATAAAATGTTGCTGTTGTACCTGTACCAGTTGCAACTGTCAAAGATGATGATCCTGACGCTGCTCCAATTGGTGCGGCTGTAGTGTGTAGAGCAGAAACGATTGTTGCGTTTGTTGCTACTACTGAAACGTTTGTTCCAACATCAACTGTTGCAATAAACTTTAGTGCATCTGCAGCATCAACTGTGTTGTCTGCAGGTACTGGCAATGATGCAGGCGTTGCAATTGCTGATGCCGTAGTGTTTGCTACAGTGTCAAGCGATACAGCGACTGTCATTACAGCAGCGTTTGCAGGCGTTGCTACCATTGTGCCCAATGTCATGGCTGCAACCATGGCAAGAGCGAGTTTCTTAAATGAATTCATTCTTTCTCCTTGTTAGTTTTATCTGATACTTTGACCAGAATATTAAATTAAATTAAAACCATCCAAAAAATCCCTAACATCGTCAGGCATTTTCCGATTATCTAATTCTACCATACCCCTGTCTTTCTCCGCAAGTCGTGCTGAAGTAGACCAGGTATGGACTTCTATTTCTGTATTATTATTCTTTGGTGTATGTGATATTGCTCCAAATACCGCACCAGTTACGGCATCTGCTAAGTCCTTAGATTTTTTACGGGGGTGATCAACACGATTGCCCTTCATAATTTTAAGTTCTGACATTTCTTCTAATAGGATAGGTATTCTTGGAATAGAAACACGCTCTTCATAAATCATCATAGCAAGATCTTCGTAGTGCTTTTTGGCAACAGATACTGTCTCAGTTCTAATTCCAACAGCCTGTAACTCATTTTGAATATCAAACGACTGCCAACGGTCAAAGGAAACCATTCCAATATTAAAACCTTGTCTACGCAAGTTCATAATCCATTGCTTAACTTCAGATAGATTAACTGGGCCTTCTGCTCTTGGCTCCCACCATGCAACTGCATCTACTACTACAATTGGTGCTACTTGTTCGTAGTCTTTAATTACCTGAATATTTACCCACTTATCTACGTGGGCAATTGCAACTGCACACTTGTCATGTTTTTGTGCAAGGTCAGCATGGACGTAGTATGTTTTTTCTGGATCTGGTACAAATGTTTCGTCAAACCTTCTAAATGAATCTATTGGGTTTCTAGTGTTCATGCACTTTTCAACCTTGTCAATTTGCTTAAAGAAAGCATCAGATGAGTATGTTGGCATACAGGCAAAACGCATCATTGCATCACCAAGGTCAGTATAGAATGCTAGTTTAAAGTCTTCTATCTTACGGGTTGGATTTACTTCCCACGTAGGTCTTTTGAATGCATATACCCTTGGAATTTTGTATTGAAGAATATTATCTTCGTCCCACGAAATTTGAAATTGATTTCCTGGATCTGTGTGAGGCAAGTCTTCGTTCATTATAAAGGTATGTGTTCGTTCAATTGTTTCTTTATCTGCAATAACTGACTCATACCTTTGTGAAATAAAGTCACCTTGGTATCTAGGGAATGAAAGCAAAACAACTTTTCCAAGGTCTGGGAAACGAGAGTCTACTGATCCACGAAATGCTTTATAAATATTATCAGCAGTCTTACCCTGCTCATTGCCAGATGCAACTTCACTTACAAAACCAGAAATCTCATCAAGGACTGCCATGAGCAAGTTCAAACCTTCATGAGACTCTCTTTCTGAGTGTCCAGAGTAAACGGTAATTGCCTTATCAAACTCAACTGAGTCAGCCTTAGCGTTATATTTTCCAGCAAACCAAGGGGACTTCTCAATCTTTGTTTTAAAACCTTTAAAGAAAACGTTCTTTGCTTGTTGTGCGTTAACTGCAACGTTAATAATATCAATAGCATCTCCAGCAGGCTTACCATAATAAATTGCAGGGTCTTTAAGGCATAATAGTTTATAGACTACGTATGCACAGGCTACTGTTGAGATAAAATCTTTTCCGCTACCCTTGCCAAGTTGAAGAATTAATTCATTTTTTGTATACTTAGCAAAATGTCTTGAGCCTTCTACATCACCCATTATGTCAATTAAATCTTCTTTACGATATATCTGACTCATAGCCTCTACAATTTCGTATTGAATATCAGATAAAACTGGTTGACCAAGATAGTCAGGTGACTGGACAAATGTCTTTACGTCAACTGGAGTTTCAATAAAGTGATTCTCTTTTAATACTTCAAGAAAATCATTGAACATCGTGGACAACAGTAATCACTTCTCCCTCTTTTGCAATAACAGAAAGTCTTTTCATAATAATGTCACGTACTTCTGGATGCTCTGAAGCAATGTCTCTTAGGATTCCAACAAGAACTTCTTGTCGTCTTTCAATTTCAATCATCTCTTCTGCCAGTTCTTTGTTCTCAAGAAGGCCAGCCTTTTGTAGCATATCAATTCTTCTTGATTCAATATCTAATACTAATTTAATTCCAGCAGTTTTAGCACTAAGGTTTGTAGACAAGGTTGCTTCGTCAATAACTTCGTATGCTTTTGTAATTAATTTTGTATAGTGTGTGTCTGCTCCAACCAAAGCCTCTTTTGCACGGGCACGAATAGCATCATTTGCAGATGCCATAACCTTCCATTCATTAATTAAAGATACAACACGTGTACGTGGAATATCTAGTTCTTTAGAAATAACTGTAGGGTCATTGCCCTTAAGATATTCTGTAACTACTTGATTTACTTCATCAAGATGTTGAATAAGTTCTGTCTCAGTTGACATACTTTCCCTCTAGTCTATTTATTTCATCTTTAATATAAAAGATGGCCTTTTCTAAATCTTGAATGGTTTTTGCTTCATCTTTAATTCCTGCTCTCCACAAGTACTTAAAGGCATTCCCAACATTAAAATTGCGATGTCTAGTAATCTGAATACATTCAATTCCAGATGGGTCTGTTGTGTAATGTACAGGATGGTTTACTTGATCAACGGTAATGTTAAGATCATTACTCATCTTCGTCCCAGTCAAAACTTTCTGGAATGTTTTTTAATGCAACGATGGTATATGTAATACCAGCGGCTGCAGCCAATGACATTATAAAAATAATCTTCTTTATCTTATTCATCTTTTAGACTTCCTTAATCCAAATTTAGCAAGGTACACGTAGATAGTCTCAACACTGGCTCCGCACTCCTTTGCAATTTCTTCTGGGGTCTTCTTATCCATAAGATAACGCTTACGCATAAAAACCTCTGAAGTATACAGTTTAGCAGTCATATTGCTATTTGTCAACCTGGTTTGTGTCAATATCATAGTTAAACCTATTAGAGTTTTCCATAATCCATTTATCTTGATTTTCTACGTCATACTTCTTTTCATTGATTATTCTGTCAATTAAATACTCTTTCTCTAGAGTAAAGGAAGGCTCGTATACCCTGACTCTATTGTTAGGCTGAACTGCAAAATTGCCATCATCTCTTTGAATAACATGCCCACATTTGTGGTCTGCAGGACTTTCAGAATAGCCATCATCTAAGACATTTGTATCTGGGTTGTGCCAGTCTAATGTAAACAGGTAGGTTCCCTTATGCATTGTCTTTGTTCTATCTATATAAGACATTCTAAGGTTTGTTAGATTTTCAAATCTTGTTACCGCAACATGATGACTAAAAGAATTCCAAAGCACCAGGTTATGTAGATCAACTTCAGGAACTCCTGGCTCTGTACAGAAAGCAGAAATTGGAAGTCTCCACCAAAGGCCACCGTCTGGCATCAAAATATGAAATAGTGGACTTCTAGACTTTAAACTTGAAACACCAAAAACCACGCAC